GTTACGGGTAAGATTACAGCGGGTAATGATTTTGAGATGACCACAGGTACTTGTTTGATCGCCTCAGATGATAATGCTGCACAAGCTATATATTTACATGCTAATGGTGGCGTAAATGAAACCATAGAGATTTATTCTCAATTGGGAACAACAGCCACAAGCTTGAATCTTCATTCAGCAGTTGGTGGTATTACTATAGATTCTGGTTTAGGTAGTGCTACAGCAATTCATATTCATGCTTCTAACGCTGCTGGAGGATTTGATTTATCCACAGGAACAGGTGGAATTGCCCTAGCTGCTGCTAATGGAGTTGTAGCTATAACATCAGGCACGGCCGCTATGAACATAGGCGCTGATGCCACTGTACACACGCTGACCCTCGGTTCAACCGTTGGAGCGGCAGCAACAATTGTTCAAAGTGGAACAGGAAACCTCTCGCTAACATCGACTGGAACAGTATCTGCTCAGACTTCAGGTGGTATTGTAAATATAGCCACAAATGCAGTAGCGGCCACTGTTTCGATTGGTAACTCGACAGGTGTGAGTAGTGTAATAGTAGACGTAGGAACTGGTAATTTAGATCTTGGCGTTACAGCTTCAGCGCACCTTACCCGATTGGGCAGCACAAATACGACCTGTGCAACAACTGTTCAAACTGGTTCAGGAGCTATGACCTTTACTGCTGGTGGAATATTCGATGTCAACGCCGTAGGCGCTGTGACTATCGATTCAACCACAGGAACATTGAGTCTTGGTGCTGGTGCTGATGCTTTTGGTGTCAACATTGGAACAGGTGCGGCCCAAAGAGATATCGTATTAGGCAATGTCACAGGAACAACCAGCGTGGTTGTAAACGTAGGTACTGGAGCTTTCGATCTTGGAGTTTCAGCCACCGACCATACTTCCCGACTTGGCAGTGTTACTGGCGTTAGCGCCCTTACACTACAGGCTGGAACAGGAGCTATGACATTTACAGCAGGTGGAGCATTTGATGTAAACGCTACTGGTGCAGTAACAGTTGATTCAACAGGTGCTGCAATTGACATTGGTGCTGGAGCGAATGCTTTTGGTATCAACATAGGTACAGGAGCTGCTGCCAGAGCCATCGTAATTGGTAATGCGACCACGACTACAAGCGTGGCTGTCAACACTGGAACAGGTGACTTTACAGTTACATCACTAGATGCAGCTATAGTCGATGCAGTTGGAGTTGTAGAACTCAACTCTTCAGGCGCTGCAATCTCTATAGGTAACGATGCTAATGCTTTTGGTATCAACATAGGTACAGGAGCAGCCGCTCGTACAATCGAAATTGGTAATAACACAACAACTACAGCCGTTAATTTAAGTGCTGGTTCAGGTGGCGTTAATTCAGACACGTCTGTATCGTTAACAACTGCTGGAACAGGATTTGTGCTTCAAGAAGGCCCTAAAATCCTTGCAGGTGCTGGATCTCCTAATGGATCTATTGTAGCACCTAAGGGTTCTCTATTCTTGGCTACAAATGGTTCTGGTGTAGGCGATCGTGCTTATATCAACACTGATGGAAATACAGCTTGGACGGCAATAACAACTGCTGCTTAAATAGTTTTAAATACCCCCTGGGTTTTTAATGCCTAGGGGGTATAATTCTTATAGTAGTATTTATTAATAATATTCGTAGGAGAATGACGATGAGCATTATGCGTACATCCGTAGCTTTGGAGACAGAACGTTCAGGTAAGAAATATCTTTTGATTACGCCAAAGGAAACTAGCGTAGGCGAGATATTCGATGTCTGTTCGGAATTCTTATCACATGCTATGCAATTGGTAGAAGAATTGCAAAAAGAGGCAGAAAAGAAAAAGGCTGAAGCTAGGGAAAGATTAGATAAAGTTGTTGCGGCTGAACGTGAAAGCGTTCCGCCTGTAGCTAACTGATTACGGGGGGCCAGTCCCCCCTTTTTTTTAGATTTAGGAGAGTATGATGGAAAATGTAATAATGCCGATCACTCGCACGAGTTTTGATTCGGCAGGTTTTGTTGGTATCGCTTATTCAGCTTTAAATCCACTTGGACTTCCCGAAGCATGTTTTATGCTTCGAATAGTTAATTATACAAATACATATATAACCGTAAGTTTCGATAGTGCTGTAGCGCATGACATAGTTTCTCCTGGAGATACGGCCGTTCTATATGGGCCTAATGATCGATTACTTTATTTCAAAAAAGGTCAAAAACTTTTTGTAGCTAATGCTGCTGTTGGCGGAGGAGCCGCAGTAGGTTTAGTTTATCTTTCTGGTTATTATCGATAGGAGCGGTCATGAATGCTACGATTTCAACTTGCCTAGCGCATGAAGATGCTAGGATGACTCTTTTTGGGGCAATTGGAGCTGGTTATCTTCCTATTGGAGATAAGGCTGAATTTCCCGCAAGAATGCTTTTAATACAAAATAATACTGATGTAGAACTTTGGTTCTCTCTTGATGGAACTCGTAATGGATTAGTTCTTAATGCCAATTCCAGTATGTGGGTAGATATTGCAAGTAATCAGACATACGGAAGAGGAATGTTTTTCCCAGCTGGCAGCAAAGTATACGTCAAACAAAAAGGCGTGCCTGGAGCTGGTGAAGTAATAGTGAACTATTTCTATGGCGAAGACTAGGAGAGACTATGAGTTGGATTTCAGAAGTCGGCTCATTTTCTATAACAGGAAATGCAGGCGGCGCGGTAACTCCTGTTGCCGATAATATAAATATAGTAGGCTCTGGTTCTATTGTGGTTACGGGTAATCCAGTACTTGGAACCTTAACTATTTCAGGGGGTGGCGTATCTGGTATGACTCACCATGCTTTAGCAGTTGGAACTGCTGGAGGAAGCATCACTTCTTTAGGATTAGGAACTAATGGCACAGTACTAACTGGTGTTACTGGAGCAGATCCAGCTTTTAGTGCTAGTCCCACAGTAACGACAATCTATGCAACTACTTTTGATACAAATGTAGCCGCAGCTGGTGTAACACTGGCTGGAACTACCTTATCAGCTGACGGTACAGACGTAGATATAAATATAAATATTACAGCAAAGGGAGCTGGTAAAGTTATAATCGATGATCTACAGCTCACTACAGATCTTGCAGTTACAGAAGGCGGTACTGGAGCTTCGAGCTTACTGGACCATGGCCTTTTAGTTGGATCTGGGACAGCAGCAGTAGACGCCTTATCTGTAGGGGCGACTGGGGTTATTCTTACTGGGGTAACAGGTGCAGATCCTACGTGGACGACAGCTACTTATCCTAGTACTGTTGTTAAGGGTGATGTTCTAGTGGCTTCAGCCAATAACGTTATTGGTGTAGTAAATGACGTTGTTAATGCTGGTTATGTTTTAACAGCTAATGCAGCAGCCGCTCCAACATTCCAGGTTCTACCAACGCCAGTAGTAGCTTCTTTCGCTTCCGATCCTGAAACAATAGCAGGCGCAGTTACTAACAAAGCTGTAGCACCCTCTAATTTAGCAGCAAAGCTTGGAACTCAGACTTTACATGCTTTACCAATTGGCGCAGGTTCTACGTCAGCTCTAGGCTGGCTTGCCGTTGGTTTGAACGGCCAAACCATTATGGGATCAACAGGCGCAGACTGTGGGTGGACTAGTTCGCCTCAATTTGGTGGCTCTATTACAGCAACAAATGATATAAATACAACTGCTGGAAATCTGACCGCCTCCAATGGTGGGTTAATTGTTAGCAATAATGCCGTATCGACAGCAGATGCACAAGTTGAATATAGAAAGACTCGTACCTCAGGCATCATAACATCGGGTGATGGTCTGGGTACTATGAGATTTGAGGGCTATGACGGCGTTTCATTTATCTCTGGGGCTAAGATAATCAGTGAAAATTCTGGAACTGTTGCCGTTAACCGTATCGCGGGCAATCTTAAGTTCTATACTCATCCAGATTCAGTCGTTGCATTGCCTTCCGAGCCAACGCTTCGAATGACAATAGCCTCTACTGGCGCAATAACCATAGCTTCGCCAGATTCAGGCACTGGTTTAACTGTGAATGGTGGTGGACTCGAAATCGTTGCAGGAAACTTAACCCTTCCTGTTAGTAATGCAGGAAACACTACTGGTTGTATCTACATAAATGGTCATAGATATTTCAGTGCAAACGTAACAAACATCGATCAAATGTTCTTCGGTTATGATGCTGGACTAGGCGGAGCTGGCGGAAATTTTGGACTAGGTTATAGGGCATTGAAATTGGATGCCTCTGGTGGAGGAAATTTTGCCTGCGGAATAAACGCTTTATGTGTAATAAATAATGCTAATGGCTATTACAACGCCGCCATGGCTACAGCCAGCATGCAGTCGATGATAAATGGTTTCCAGAATTGTGGACTAGGCCGAAATAGTTTAGGCAATATAGTCTATGGAAATAACAACGTGGCCATGGGAGACTCGGCTGGTGCTGGATATACGGGAAACGCAGCAGCAGAAAGCAATAATATTTGCATTGGTAGCCAAGTAGTTGGAACAGCTGGAGAAGGCAACACCATACGAATAGGAAATGGCACAGGGCTAACCCATACAGCATGTTATATAGGCGGTGTATATAGTCGAACAAATTCTGGAACTCAGCATGTCGCAATAATAGACAGTAATTCAAAGCTTGGATCAGTTGCAACTCTCCCCCCATCTCTTGGCGGTGCAATGACCTGGACAGAAGTTACAGGCACATCTCAAGCAGCAGCAGTCAACAATGGATACATCGCTAGCAACGTAGCCTTAGTCACAGTAACTCTTCCAGCAACGGCAGGCGTCGGTCAGAGAGTAGCAATCACGGGTAAAGGCGCAGGTCTATGGTCTTTAGCACAGAATGCAGGTCAGACAGTACATTTCGGATCATTTGATACAACACCTGGCGTAGGCGGTTCCATAACAGCAGCAGTGAGATATGACTGCTTAGAAGTGCAATGTATTACAGCTAATACAGATTGGGTTGTGATACGTTCAGTTGGTGCATTGGTAATAGTCTAAAGGAGAATATATGTCTTACAATGACGCCTCTAATAGGGGCGATACAAATAAAGTTAGAACAGGTGTACAAGCTTGGGGTGGTTCTGGGGCTTACTATGATGATACAACCCTAGGGAGCTTTACAGTCTCAAGAGCTGGTACGGGATATATTAAGGGCATATATGTAGCATGGGCAGGTGGTCAAACAGTTACAGGAATGACCGCAGGTAATACTTATTGTATCTACATGGATATAGCCGGTACGATAGGCAAGATTGCTCTTAATGGTATCTCAGAAGCCAACTATCAGGATCTATTTTCTAATAAGATTCCATTGTTCCAGTGTATGCGTGATTCGGTCTCCCCTACTAATAACCAAATAACTGCAAGAGAAGATCACGGGTGGGCTATTTCAGCTACGACATCAGTTTATTTACATAACGTAATAGGCCCAGTGATAAGAAATAAGGGTAATGGGGCCAATATTACGCTTAACGGCACTAAGAAGATACAGATCAATGGAGAGGATTACTTAGAGGATCATGGCTTAACAACAACGATTCCCGACAGTGCTTCAACTGGGGTAACTTTTCGTAAAATGTATACAGATGGTTCAGGCAAATGGTGTATTCAGAATACAAGCGACACCTTCACTGGATATTATAATCTTGCGGGAACTCCTACAGTGCTTGGGGGAAGCAAGTTTGGTGTTTATACGCTTTATGTTGGTAAAGATACGGCTACGACTACAACCCCTCAATATTATGCTGTATTAGACGTTGCTCAGTATAATACAGTAGTAGCTGCTCAAACTGCTATAAACAATGGATCTAACGCTCAAATTAGTGCAGAACTGCAAGCTCTTGAATTAGCACAGCTTGGAACTATCATATTCGATCAGTCTGGCGATGCAATAACCCGTGTAAACATAGCTAAGACGACTTTAAAGTCTACAGTCTCAACGTCTGGAACTAATAGCGCAATTCTAGTTAACACAGTAGTTACTAGCTTTGATGGAATATTGTCATCAGCAGACACTAACGTTCAGGCTGCTCTAAATACTATTGATGACTTCTCTAAGGCTCCATTTGCTCAAGCGGATCACGGTACGGGTCTTTCTGGAAAAACAATGCTTACTAATGTGGTTAATACCACTCAAGGTGCTGGTGCATTAACCATGCTTTCAACCAATGGAAATTCTGGCACTAATGCAGGTTTTATAAAGATGTACGTTGGAACTACGGTTGTGTATGTGCCTTACTTCACAAGCATAGCCCCTTAAACTTAGGAGAGTAATTATGATGCAAGGTAAAAGTGGATCGGCATATTTAGGTGTTAATGCTTTAAATCCACCTGATGTTACAAAAAAGGATTATGCGCCTACAAGCAACGATTATATTGGTTATGACTTAATGCATCTCTGGCATGTAATCTTGCCAACAACCCCAACTACGTATGAATTATGGTATCTAGCCAATAAAGCTGCTGGGTATGCTACATGGATAAGAATGTATCCACAAGCTGGTGCTGGTGGTGGTGGAAATTTAAGATCAGACGATACTCTTATTTCTGTGCCTGATCCATTGGGAGCAATAAATGTATGGGGTGGAAGTCCATATGCTGTAGGATCTGATATTCGCCTTGGTGATCCAAACTATGTAAATATTTATACAGTTCAATATCCAGATATTAACACTCTTGAAGTTGTTCTTAAAAGATCTATCAATCAGCCATTAACCAATCAAACAGCTACTGAGGGAATGTACTCCCTAGGTGGCACAAACTTCATGCATAACTTTGCAAATACAGCCCTAGGCGGTGACCATAATACATGGCTTGGTCATAGTGCTGGCAATTTAACCATGACTACAGCAGCTGAGAACGTAGGCATAGGCTATAATGCTCTTAAAGATACAGCTACAGCAGCCTTTTGCACTGCTCTTGGCTCTGGAGCTTTATCTAATATTGATGATGGTCAATTCTGTATCGGTATTGGGTATAATGCAGGAATAAATTTAGACTTTGCAGACAGCGATGACATTATGATCGGCAACGAGGGTATCCTGGGAGATCTTAATACGATACGCATTGGTAAGATGCCATTTCCTAATCCTCTAGTCCCTGTAGGACCTGGAGAGCAAGATAAAATATTTCTAGCTGGTGTATGGAACTGTCCAGCAATTCCAGCTCTTAATACTGGTCTTGTCATAGTAGATGACAAAGGCGAACTTTATGTCGATGATATCGTCCCCCATGCTGTTATTTGTACAGATGCAGGTGGAAACCCTGTAGGCAAGGTTGGACTCGATGGCGAAGTTCTAATCGGAGCAACAGGTGCAGCTCCAGAGTGGAAAACGCTTACAGCGGGGCCTGGTATCGGTATAGCTAATGGCCCAAACTCTATTACCCTTACAGCTGGTGGAGTTGGAGCTGTTGTTCAGCTTGGCGCAGATGATGGACATACTGCGTTGCCAGTTGGCGCACAGATTAATATAGTAGGAGCCAACTTAATAGAAACTTCTGTAACACCCGATCTAGGTCAGGATTTAGCCGTAGGTATCACTAAGGGCCTTGCAGATCAGGTAATTGGCGGCAATGGTGTAGGCGTAGATCCAACGTGGAAGACATTGGCTTGCTCCGATGGTTCGCTCGATGTAATTCACACTCCAGCTGGAATAGACATAACTGTTATTGGTGTCCCCCCAGTTGGTGGTGTTAACTATCTTATGGACCATGCTTTATTGCATGTTACTCCAACTTTAAATGGTATCCAGATAGAGCAAGGTGCTAATATAACAACCGTTGGCGATATCGCACTTAGTAAGATTACAGTTAGTGTTACTGACGATGTCTATCTTCTTGGGTGGTTGCATGCTGAAGGCGATGTTCAAACAATTACAGGAAATTTAATATCAAGTGCTGGTAATTTAGAGTTACCTCAAACAAGTAACGTTGGTACGGCTGGTGTTATCAAATTCGGTGGTAATAGATACATCCACCAGTTCGGTGATACTGCTGGAAAGAAAAACTTCTTTGCGGGCTATAGATCTGGAAATATCACAATGACTCCAGCCGTTGCCATAGGGAACACTGGCCTCGGTTACGCCACAGTCGAAGCACTTACAACGGGTACATACAACACGGGCGCAGGTTATGCAGCTCTCTCCGATGTAACGACTGGCACGTATAATACGGCCTGCGGTGAGGGAGCTTTGCAACGAGTAACAACTGGATCGTTCAACGTGGGATTAGGTAGACGCGGGGGATATAATTACACTGGAAATGAAAGTTCTAACATCTGTATTGAAGCCGTTGGCGTTGCTGGAGAAAGTCATAAACTACGTATTGGTACGCATGGCGTGGGCGATACTCAACAATCCGATTGCTATATTGCGGGTATCCGAGATGCAGCAGCTGGTACGTCGCCAGAAATGGTCGTGATCGGGACAGTTGCTTCGGGGTATAAGGTTTGGTCTATGCCAATTCCTGGCGGAGCAGCCGATACATTTATTACTGACGCTGGTAACGCAGTTCCTAATGGTGCGGGTGAATTAGAAATACGTGGTGGCGATAATATAAACGTAGCAGGTGCTGGTAACGTTGTTACAGTTCACCTAGATCACTCGGTTAAGCAGCCAGTTCCCAAAGTCGCTCCATCTACTAACGATGGATTTTATGCTTTATTTGACCCAGCAGTTGGTGTCGGTAGCTATAACACGGACAGATTTATGCACTCTTGGGGTTATACCATGGGTGTTGACGCTTATAACACGTTTCTTGGTAGACAATCTGGAAACATTTCCACTAACATTGGTTTAAATAATACTGGAATCGGGGCAAACGCGTTAGACGCGTATACATCGGGTTCTTCGAATACAGGTGTTGGCAGAAACGCTCTGGGAGCGGTAACCAGCGGATCAACCAATATAGGAATTGGATCTGGTGCGGGCGCATCAATAACGACAACTTCATATAATATCTATCTTGGCAATCCTGGTATAGCTGGTGAAACCAGGACAATGAAATTGGGTTACACTCAGGTTTGGGGCGTTCCAGCTCCAGATCCACATAATCCAGATCCTGTAGAGACTTTGATATCTGATGGTACGCATGATACGTACTGCTATGGTATCTATAAGAATACAGTGGCCTATTCAGGCACACCTGTCTATGTGGATCACTTGGGCAAATTGGGTACAGAGGGTGGAGTAATGTTTGCTTTTAGGCAGACGACTTCTTTACCTAGTATAACTGGTGACGGTACGGTTTATGTATTCGGTACTTCTGGTGGTCTTACTGAAGATTTTGATAATACAAATTCACTTACAATTGGTGGTGCAGGTGCGCCAGCGGTATTCGTAGCTCCATATTCTGGTAAATATGTATTTACGGCATCTATTACAATGTCGGTTCCAGCAAGTCCTCCAGTTCCAAGGCCTGTAGCAGTAGATCCTCTTTATATTGTGACTAGCAATCTATCGTACTGTTATACGAACTTTATGCCAGCAAGTACTACAGTAGTTCAGTATGTATCAGAAATTGTTACCACAGTAGTTTATCTAGATGCAGGAGATACGGTGAGATGGGCATGCTCAGCAGGAGTAGTAGCTAACGCAAAGAATATTAGTGTCATAGCAAATTTGACTCCAACCATTCCAGGTGTTGGCGTAACAGTTACTTATGCAACATATTTCACTGGTTATAGAGTTTCCTAAGGAGATTGAATGAAAGTATTTCTAGATAATAAAGAGATATTAAATATCTCGGATACGATGTTTAAAGTAATAGCCAATGATATCGCCGAAGATGTAGCAGGCGATATAGAAAGAAGATTAGCATGGGTTATCACACATAAGTATGAGCAATGTTTTTCCAGGCTTAAAGCAGAATGGGATCCAAAACTAGCTACACGTAATATCGAAATGATCCCAACAAATAAAGAGAAGTATGCTGAGCTAGTTTTTAGCCAGCCAGATTATAAGAATAGATCCGAAAGGGAACGCAATGTCGATTGATATAAAAGTAGGTGAAACCGTAGTTTATAACATTTCCGATCTAGAGCTAACGCTACTTAAGTCATACATCAACGAGGATACGTTACAACAAACGATAGATAATTGGGTAATGTGTTTAGTCAGGGACAACTGTAACAGCTGTGCTACTAGATTTAAAGAAGAATGGATATATAAGTTGCAGCAAGATCCAACTATCGAGTTTGTTCCACTAGCAAATCAAGCATTTGTGGATTTAGTTGTGGCACGACCAGATTACAAAACTAAAAAACAGCAAGACGAAGAATAGAAAAAAATATTGTTTTATTCTGCTCTCTTTTCTCCTTCCAATTACCCCCTGAAGGCAGGGGGTATTGGCTAGCAGATGAATCTGCTTCGGCTCTTCTAACTAACTCTACCTTTTATCTTTGAAGCTGTATTGTGAGGCTTCTTCGTAGCTGACCCTTGGGTCGCTGACCCTGATTTTTGACCAAGACTTGGTGTTTTTACCCCTGTATTTTGACCATTTGGTTGCATGTTGGTTTGCTCTTGCTGTTTTATTACGGTCATTAGGGAAACTGCTTTTGCTATCTGATTCAAATCAACTTCGTCTAATTCTTTGAGGCCCTTAACGAGATTAAGGAATGCTTGCTCTTCATCTTTAATAGCAGCAGCCTTACGTTCTTCAGCTAGTGCATGATTTTCTTCTATGCGTGAAATACGTTCAGCTCCAAGCCCTTGATCTGCATAAGCTCTTGCTTCAGATAATTTTGCACGTGCTTGTAACTCTTGTTGTTCAATCTGCATTTGCTGTTGTTGAGCCTGAGCAGCAGCCTGCTTCTCTTCTTCAATGGCTTTGATAAGCTCGTTTTTATTTTGTATGGTAAGGTTCTCAAGTAAGAACTTCTCTGGGATCTTGATGAATTGAGAAATCTCCATAATCTGGCTGAGACTTTGTTGACGCTGGGTTGTAGTATTCAGCCCGTCTTCTATAGCTATGTCGTACTTTCCGAAAGATTGCTTATAGAAATGAGGAGCTGCTTCTTCGCCACAAATACGTTCTACTTTCCCAGGGGTGAAGTTGGCCTGTATTGCCTCAAGCCTTATACCATCGAATAATCTTTGTGATCTATCCAGCTGGTCAAACAACCCCTGTAGGGTGACAAGTCCTGCGTTTTGTCTGAGCATGTCTCTTAGGCCAGAAGAGGTTTGATCTTCATTAGCACCCAAGAGAACTTCGCTAACACCTGAAATTTTTTCTGGGTTCTTTGATAGGCCTTCAAGTACCTGGAAATATGAGCTTGGAATCTCAGCTGGTACTATCTGCTCAACCTGGCTCATATCTGCGCCTTTTCTAAGCACTAGATTTTGGCCCTGGCCTGTCTTAAATGTATCGGTAGGATTAATCAACACGCCATCAATATACTTCCAACCTGAGTTGATTTTACTCTCTAACATATCAAGAAGAATTACATTGATACGATTGAAGAGGAATGCGCTATCGCGAAGTGATCTTATTACGCCCTGTATCTTCCAGGAATAGTCTGTGATAGCTGGATTAAAGTATGCTGTGACTGGCGTGAAAGGGTATTTATCTATTCCAAGTGGGTTTAATTTGTCGTCTATCACCCGACCGTTTGCCATTCTGCAAAGCTTAACAGTTGGCTTCTGGGTGTGTTCGATCATGATGTTGGGGAACATGGTCAAAAAGTCTCGTAAGTCTTCTTTAGTTCCCGTCCACTCAGTAGTTGATCCATTACGTGGATCAACAAGCATTGTGGCATCTCTGTAGGCTCGATAGTAGTATTCGTCGTAGGCTACTAGGTTACGACCAGAAGAGGCATAGAGAACTTCGGGCATGTAGTTAAACTTGCCGTCTCTGCCATCTTTGTCGGCTAATTTGTAGTCTTTGGGTAGAAATGACATCATGGATTCTGGGGTTTGGAATGTCCTTCGCCACATGCCATTACAATCTGAAAGATCTGGTTTGCGCCAGAAGATATCCATGATGAAAGAATCGTACGTGCAGACATCTACTTTTAGATCTCCATTTATTGGATCATCTCTAAAATCCATGTAGAGATATAACAAAGAAAGCCCTGTGGTTAGGGCTTGATCGAATGCATCTGAAATTGACTCTAGTACATTCTCTTGTCTATTATTCCAGGACAAAATTTTTGTGAACTGATCTGCTGTTTGCTGGTCGCCATTCTCTATGGGAATACAGATAGAGCTTTTGCGATGCTGGCGTTGTCTGCCTGATATCATATTCTTGATACGTCTAAGTTGATTGAAATTGAACATGGGCTTGTTCATATTGGGATACTGTAGAAAGAATCCCGACCAAAGTGTTTGGTCCCCCGCTTCAAACATGGTGTCGATTAATGCTTCCCGCCAAAAACGTTGATTCAGATTTGTATTATCTGAATAAAATTGACTAATCATGTCTTGTTTTTGGCGATCATCCGAAGAATACCTAGGGCTAGGCATAAAAATTGACATACTCATCCTTCTCTACACACGCGTGTGTCTATTACTGTACAGTCTCCTTTAAAGACGTCTCTAAGGTAAATATAGATATCTTCGTAGATAACTACAAGTAAATGAGCTACACACTCGTGTGCTACCAAATTCCCCTACGTTGATCTCTGAACACGGGAGGCAAGGTTTGATTCGTCCCAAACTTTGCTTGTCTCCAGTTGCGTTCTAGTTCTTCTGGCGAGGTATCCTGCGAGCACATTGGTAACGAGAGAGCCAACATTCTCATAGCATCGCAGGGATGAGAAGCCCACGAATGTTCTGGTTTTTCAAAGTAAGTCTTTCGTTCTTCATCGAACTTACGATGGTAGTTTTCTAAGGCATTAATGAGGCGATCACATTTTCTTTCATCTATCCATGTGCGTGCTAGTATCATGCGAGTAGCTTCAATCCCATCATCAATAGGAAGATTAGGAACAACCTGAAAATTAAGACCAAGGTTGCGTGCGATATCCAATCTAGACATTGCTCCACTGCCCAACTCTCTAACTTTAATATCATGAGGCGCGAAATGAGCACCATACTTATAATCTTTACCATCAAGTAACTTGGCATACCAGTCTAACCCCCTATCCGTATGTTCCTCATAATCTATAATTCTTATACAATTTCCAATTAATTGGAAAAATATGAAAATACTTGGATCCGAAACGCCCAAATCTGCGGCCGTATAAACAGGATGCATGGGCTCATATGGACAATTTCCTATTCTTCCATCAAGCCGCATAGCGTCCATTTGGCGACCATAATAAGTTCCAACTATCCCGGCCTGAAAACTGCACTCATATTCCTGCATAAATTTATCTAGACTCATGGAAGCTTTTTCTCTGGCTAGCTCAGCTGAAGGAATATGCTGGGTGTCATAACAAGTCTTATAAGAGCAAAACCAGTCTGGTGAAGTTTTAGCTAAGTTGTACATCTCGTAGAAATGGTTGTAGCCGCGAGGGGTTCCGTTGAAGATTGCAAACCCTTGATTGTATAAAAGGGCTGGGCGGATGTATTCGTAACTTTCTGCATTAGATACCTGCCATTCTGAGAAGATAACGCCCTTGGGGTTTGTTCCTACGAGTGTTTGCTTGGCTTTATCACTACCTACTATCTGGATGATAGAGCCATTCCATAAGGTGATTTTCATTTGCTGATCGTTGATTTTCATGGCTATCCCCTTAGGAATGAAATCGATCATTCGCATTCCTGACTCTGAAAGGATAGTATCCCAAATTACCTTTCTGCCATGTGAGTAGCAGGGTAGGCAGTAGAAGTAAACCCCGATTTCTGACAGGGCGGCTCGTAGTAAAATATTAAAGCAGACTACATCTTTACCTGCTCGTCTGCTCCAGCAAAGAAAGATCTTTTTAAAGCCTGATTCGACTGCGTACATAACCTCGGCTTGATAGCCTCTGGCATTAAAGAGCTTCTGGAGTTTTAACGTAGTCTCCAGATTTGAACCTTGCGGCTCCATTACTTTCATTCTCTCTCCTAATATCTCCTTTTACTTCATAGACACGCGTGTCATAGGGTGCATTTCATGTAGTAAATGTTCATATTAACAGGGGGCAGCTCCTCTAACTCTGACTCCTGGAACTCGTCCATCTCTCTTTGATCTGAAGCACTGATGTTCACTGGTGGGAAATCATAGTCGACGATCTTCTCTATTTTTATGTGTGTGACCTGCTTCTTCTCGCGATATTCTTTATGACAGCCACAAATTAGGCTAGTCAAAACCAATACTAGTGCTAGAAATAAAACAAGAACCTTCAACGTTATTCCTTTAAGTTTAAAACTTCTATGTGTCCAGCTGGTGTCTTGGGCTTATAATCTAAAAGACATTGCTCAATTACTACAGGATCCATGCTGGAATCATTAAAACACTCAGTTAAGAAATCTCCAAGGGTTAACCAATTGGACACCTCAGAGTTTTTGGATACTTGGATGAAAAGTTTCTCTCCATGTTGATAAATTGTACCATAAGGGGCGATGTCGAACTTAGTTGGATTAGAAAATCTCTCTATAATATCCATAAGACCTCTTCTATTTTGCGGAAGGTAAACGTCCAGCTCTAAGGTTATTAACCTTGGCTATTTTTTCCATTGTAAATTCAAATTTGCGACGAGGCAAATCTGCTAGTGATTCTATGTGTGCGCCCTTAAAAATCTCTTCGATGAAATCTGGGCAAGTTTGTAGCTCTTTTTCGAGCATGGTTAATTGATCTCTAGAAATGCATTCGACACCTCTTTCTCTGGGGTTGTAGTTAATATTGACTTGAGTGCCTTTGGCTAAGATTTGTCTATCATCAGCTAGCTGGATTTCTGCATTATCGTCATAAGGATCATCTACGACAGATAAGGCTAGAAGGGACATAAGCTGCTGCCTCTTGATTTGATTTACTGTGCTAGTAAATGATAGGGGATCATTTTTAGGTGGGATAACTCTGGCTCTAGACTCTATCCATTGTCCTGACGAGTGGGTTATCTTGGTGTGTAGAACTGTGATATTGCCTTCTTGAAGTTCAGTCCATTGGGTTAAGGACAGTTCGTTTTCTTTAAGAATAGGCAAAACGGCTGCTAAGATCATATTAAGATCCGAATATTCGTTTTGTAGGTAAGCGGCTGTTCTATTGTAAAATATTTTGGGATAGCTCCCTTGAGCATTGGATAGTGATAGGCTTAGAATGCCTTGATCGTCTGAGCCATACTTGTCTGTTTTAGCTGAATTTTTTTGCTCAGCAGCCTCTTCACGAATAGCAGTTCGTACAGACATGAGAAATTTGTACTGTTCATCAAAACTAATTTCCATTCTCTCTCCTGATACTATTATTTGAAGTCTTTTACTTTCAATTTCCAAGCAACTGGGTTGGCATGCATGGTGTTAAATCTTACTAGGGGTTCTGATCTTGCTATGACACCCTCTAGAATATAGCTAGTGTCTTTGATTACAACATTTGCTTCTAACAAGTCTTTGCTAGAGACTAAATCTTGTCCATATTTGCCACGAGGTTTCGATTTAACGAACGAAACTATCTCGTCCTCTGTCATTAGTCCAAAGTCGTATGGAGTTTCAATGTGGAGCATTTCTGCAACATGTGACACTTCCTCACGGGTTGACCAACGGCCAGAAAGATAGACGTCAAAAAGAATGAATGACATTGTGGGCCTATAGATTCCGCCTGTCTGAATTCCTGCGCCAAAACCCTCACCAAAGAAGACGGCTGGTTTATCAGGAAATGCTGCAAAAAAAGGGGTGAAATCGATTCCCTGAAGGGCTGCTAAGAGTTTAGGGTGGAGCTGGGCGTCATTAGTTCTGCCTTTGTATTCGATAGAACTTCCAGATACCATTATCCTGATGTTAGTGCCATCGATCTTTTCCTGTACTCGCCATTTTTTTTGTACGGCAAATTCAGGACAGGCGTAATCGCCTTCGATTAGATCATGGAATTTCTTTTTATCATCCATGTTTCTTTTCCAAAGGCTATGTATTTTAGGATATTCCATTGGACTACTCAAATATAAAAAATTGTTAATAAGTTTTTGATTCTATTCAAACCAATTGGGCCTATTCCATCTTTATCTTTAAATTCATCTATTTTATTAGGCCAGTAGTTCATGAAATGGGAAATATCTGGAATAGACATTTCTTTCATAGCCTTAAATATGCTTGATGTTACCCAAGGTTTGAGCATTTCTATTGGTTGAGAATAAAACCCTGTCTTATACTTTTCATTCATTATGTCGACAAGGATATTGAATTCATGTCTATGCTTGTCGAAGAGCTGCCTAACTCTTTCTCTAGTTACTGCAAACTCTTTGGCAGTTGCTTCATAGCTATGTATATTTCTACCATTTAGTCCATAGCATAAATCGAAGATTAATTTAGCTCTAGGAGTAAGCCAGGTAGAAGAAGCCTTCTCCCATCTATCTCCCCAAATATAAGAATCTACTCTTAAATTGCACTCCCAACATGTTAAGCTTCTAAACTTATCCGTTAGGCTAACTGAATTCTCTCTCACGGGTGGGTTGTTAATTATTTCGATAGGCATATTTTCTCCTGAAGAAACACGTCCGTTAATAATAAGTTATGTTAAAAACTTGTTGGATTAAAAGGCTTTTTTATGGGTTGCACTGCTTGCGTTTGTTCAATTTTTTGTACTGGTTTTTTTTGTGCTTGTTCCTGTCTCGACTGTTCCTCTCTTTCCATTTCTTGTTCATCTGCTACTGACCCTGAGTCTATTCCAAATACTGCGCCATATATTACGCGTTTGTCATAGGTTAGGGCTTTGGAGTAAGCTTGCCAGCCTACTTCTGTGTAGGTACGGGTTTCTTTGTACCAGGATTTGAATTGACCTGAGTTGTGGGAAAGGGTGCAGAGTAGGTAATCGATTCCGTGACCCTCGGGTCCCTTGGTTATTGGGTCCATGGTGAAGGCTAGGCCATGTGGGGCAATGTGTTCGTCTACGAATGATCTCATATCGTCTACTTTGGCGTAGGACTTATTGCCTGAATCGCGTTGGCCTTGGGCTGTTCTGGTAGGTGCTTTACCTACCATATCTTTTTTAGCAGCAGCTAGGGCAGCATAGAGGATCTCTAGCTTGTCTGATTGTAGTTTTTCTATAGTAGCAGCAGCCAGCTTTGCTTCTAGATCTTTAAATTTAGTAAGCAGATCTTCGAACTTAACTGATACATGCTCAGCCTTGGTTGTGTATTCAAAGAATTTTGTATTGATCGTTCGCATTGAAGTTCTAGCAACTTCGTCTATCACTTCAGGTACGCCTGCGGGTGGTAGTTTCTTAACTTCTTCTTCCATTATTTGTCCTTCTTATCGAATTTTAAAGATGTTACATCTATTTCTAAACATGCTATTTTAGCCAGACAGCGTGTTATTTGTCTTTCTTGATCGATTTGATCTTGGGTTAGATTTTGGATTAATCTTAGGTATGTCTTGGAGTT